ACCACGGCAAGCCCGAGCAGATCGCCAACCGAGCCGAGCGCGTCAAGGCGCGGCGAGTGATGGAGAAGACGGGTGCAGCCAAGAAGGGCGACGGCAAGGACGTTGACCACATCAAGCCGCTGAGCAAGGGCGGCACGTCAGCGAAAGGCAACCTGCGCATGCGCAGCGTCAAGGCCAATCGCGGCGACAAATAAGAACAGGAGAAAGCGTGGAAGTAATCGACAACAAGATGCTCGTCTTCAAGACGCGCAACCCACACAAGTACAGCCTCATCCCCAAGAGCAAGGCCATCCCCCGTGACGGTGGCGGCTACGACGTAGCGGTGTACTGGGGACTGGACGAGGTCAGGGTGCTGCGCAACCTGGGGGTGAAGAACGTACCTTCACCCATCTATGGGCGCTACGACTGGCCCGGTCGCTACACACCGATGTCGCACCAGAAGGAGACGGCATCTTTCCTCACGCTCAACCGCCGTGCGTTCGTGTTCAACGATCCCGGTACAGGCAAGACGCTGTCCGCTCTGTGGGCAGCAGACTACCTGATGAAGCGTGGCGATGTTAGGCGCGTGTTGATCCTGTGTCCGCTGTCGATCATGCACAGCGCCTGGATGCAGGACTTGGGTAACAGCGTCATCCATCGCAGCGCGGTGGTGGCGCACCATGCCCAAGCAGCGCGGCGGATCGAACTGATCCAAGAGAACTACGAGTTCGTGATCATCAACTACGAAGGCTTGTCGCTGATCGCCAACGAGATCAAGGCCGATGGGCGGTTCGATCTGATCATCGTGGATGAGGCCAACGCCTACAAGAACCCGCAGACCAAGCGGTGGAAGGCACTCGCATCCATCCTCAAGCCCGAGACGTATCTGTGGATGATGACGGGCACGCCCGCATCGCAGTCTCCTGTGGACGCGTACGGTCTGGCCAAGCTCGTCAACCCCAACGGCGTGCCCAAGTTCGCCACTGCATGGCGCGACTCGGTGATGAACAAGATCACCATGTTCAAGTGGGCGCCCAAGATCGACGCTGCCGACAAGGTGTTCGAAGCCCTGCAACCGGCCATTCGATACAGCAAGGCGCAGTGCCTCGACCTGCCGCCCGTGGTGACGATGACCCGCGAGGTGCCGCTCACTCCGCAACAAGCCAAGTACTACAACCTGCTCAAGACCCAGATGCTAGTCATGGCAGCAGGCGAGACGATCACCGCAGTCAACGCTGCGGCTGCGCTCAACAAGTTGCTGCAAATCTCCTCCGGTGTGGCCTACACCGACAACAAGGAGGTGGTGGAGTTCGACGCTACCCCACGCCTGAACGTGCTGATGGAGGCGCTTGAACAAACGGAGCGCAAGGTCATCATCTTCGCGCTGTTCCGCTCTGCCATCGACGCCATCAGCGACTACCTCAACAAGAACGGCGTGGCCAACGAGCAGATACACGGCGGCGTCACGGCCACCAAGCGCAGCGACATCATCAAGCGCTTCCAGACGCAGCCCAACCCGAGGGTGCTCGTCATGCAGCCTGCGGCTACAGCGCACGGCATCACGCTGACGGCGGCGGATACCGTCATTTTTTATGGCCCACTCATGTCGGTGGAGCAGTACACCCAGTGCATCGCACGGGCTGACCGCAAGGGGCAGAACGCAGACAAGGTGACCGTCATCCACATCCAAGGCTCCCCTGTGGAGAAGAAGATGTTCAAGGCGCTCACCTCCAAGGTGGACGACAACGCACTGCTTGTCGATCTGTTCAACAGCGAAATGCACGAAAGGGGGTTGTAGTCCACGATAGACAATGTATACTCTTAGACACATCAACAACAGGAGAAAGCAATGACCACTGAAACCATCCCGATGGACAAGCTCGTGCGTATGTACACGAAGATGCGCACGGCTATCCAAGAACTCGATAAGCAGATCGAGGACATCAAAGCGCAGCAGCAAGAGGTGAAGAACGCCATGAAGGATCAGATGCAGGCGCTCGGAACCAAGTCTGTGCGCACCGAGTTCGGCACGATCACCTTGAAGGAGAAGGTTCGGTTCTACACACAGGACTGGGACAGCTTCAAGAAGTTCGTGGTCGAGCACGATGCCGTTGACCTACTGGAGAAGCGCATCGCGCAGACCAACATGCAGACGTTCTTGGAAGAGAACCCCACGCTGCATCCCCCTGGACTCAGCAACACCGCCGAGTTCGACATTTCCGTTACCAAGCCCCGTTAAGGAGAAAGCACTATGAGCAACGTTGCTCTTTTTTCTGGTTCCAATGTTCCCGCCTTCGCCAAGAAAGGCGAACTGTCCGACCTCGCCAAGTCCCTCGCGGGTGGCGTTGGTGGTGGCGGCAAGCGCGTATCGATCAAGGGCGGCGTCTTCCGCCTTCTCGTAAGTGGCAAGGAGGTCGCTGCAATTGATGAACGCTATCTGGACGTGGTTATCGTCAACGCTGCGCCCAAGATCGGTCGTACCTTCTACGCCAAGTCGTACGACGGTGAGACGCCGAGCGCCCCCGACTGTTGGTCTGCGGATGGTGAGACGCCTAGCCCTGACTCTGCCAACAAGCAGTCGGATCGCTGCGCGACCTGCCCCCAGAACGTCAAGGGTTCCGGTATGGGCGAGTCTCGTGCCTGCCGGTTTAGTCAGCGCCTCGCTGTTGTTCTTGCTAATGATGTGGACGGCGATGTGATGCAGTTGCAGTTGCCTGCCACGTCCATCTTCGGCAAGGAAGAGGGCGACAAGCGCCCGCTGCAAGCCTATGCCCGATACCTCGCTGCTCAGGGCGTCAGCCCCGAGACGCTCGTCACCCGCATGCAGTTCGACACCAAGGCTGAAGCACCCAAGCTGTTCTTCAAGCCGATGCGTTGGCTGACCGAGGAGGAGTACGAGTCGTCTGTGCGCCAGGGCCAGACCGATGACGCCAAGCGCGCCATCACGATGACGGTGGCCAAGACGGACAGCGTGACCCCTCCCGCCCCTATGGCCATCGAAGGCACCAAGCCCAAGGCCAAGGCTGCACCCAAGGCTGAGGAGCCGGTGGCCGAGGAGGAAGAGAACGCACCCCCGACCAAGCGCAAGAGCAAGTCGGAAGAACCCGCAGCCGCAGCCAAGCCGAGTCTGGCTAAGCTCGCGGCTCAGTGGGACGACGAGTAACCAACCAGGGGGCTTCGGCCCCCTTCAATCATGTCCTACTCAGTCAGCACCGTAAAAGCCGTCAAGGCATCCCCAAAAACGCTCGGTAGTCAACTGGGGCGTTGGGCCGTACATTTGGATTTCTCGGTGGCGCGCATCGCCCTGGCTACGGGCGCCTCGCGTCAGACTGTATACAACTGGATCACTGGCAAGAACACCGTGCTCGGCGCCTACCGCCCTGCCGTTGAGCAACTGCTAGAAATCCTGATGAAGTCTACCGATACCGAACAAGCATGGAGAGACACATGTCAAGCATTCAATATCAAAGCCTGAGCGACGACGAGTTTGAGCGCGCCGTTTACATGACGCTGTTCATGGGTGCACTGCCGCCCGAGGTAGCCAAGGAACTGGCCCAACGCAACGCTCAAGGTGGGCGTGACTGGGAGAAGGTCAAAGACCAAAGCAACCCCAACCAGAAGCCGCTGCCCTTCAACGAATAACTCGGGACACTCATGGAACCGCTAGATTTCTTAGCGGCGGTTTTGCCGTCTCCGGGTCACGGGTATTACTGTGCGGCAGAACTCTCCTCACCAAGAAAGCAGCACGTCTTCACCGAGGACTTGGCTGAGATACCCACACACGTTCAAAGCTGGCTTGAGGGGCAGCAGGACGTGTACTTTGCGCTCGCTACGTTTGCAAATCAAGGCAAGCGCACCGCAGACAACGCCGAGTACATCCAGTCCCTGTTCATTGATATGGACGGGTACGAGAGCCGCGAGGCTGCTCAGGATGCGCTCGATGCGTTCCTTGCCGATACTGGGCTGAACGCCTACGGCAACCCGTGGATCGTCGCCTCTGGCGGTGGTCTGCATTGCTACTGGCCGTTCGACAAGCCGCTGACTGTGGCCCAGTGGAAGCCCATCGCGGAGGCGTTCAAGCGCCTGTGCAAGCAGCGCTCACTGGCCATCGACAACACGGTCACGGCGGACGCCGCACGGGTGCTGCGCATCCCTGGCACCAAGAACTTCAAGAAGAAGTACGGCGAACCCAGACCTGTAGAAGTCCTGGCGCAAGGCGGTGCAGTCCTCGACGCCGATGAGTTCTTCGCCAAGCTCAGCACGCTGTTGGGCACGGCCATGCCTGCGCCTACCGAAGCACCCCTGATTGACCTCCCAGGCAAGCGCCCGATCAACGCCACCAAGACGGGCGTGCAGATGCTCGCCAACAGCGTCGTGCGGTTCAAGCAGATACTGGTGCGGACAAGCGAGGGCGATGGCTGCATGCAGTTGCAGCACTACTTCGACAACGCCACGGACGACGGCATGGAGCCGCTGTGGCGCGGCCTGCTCAGTCAGGCCAAGTACTGCGCCGATGGGGACAAGGCGGCGATCATGCTCAGCGAGCTTCACCCGTACGGTGAGGATCGGATGCGCGAGAAGCTGCGCGATATTAAAGGCCCCTATCCCTGCGTCAAGTTCGATAGCGAGAACCCCGGCGTGTGCCAGAAGTGCAAGCACTTCGGCAAGATCACCAACCCCCTGGCGCTTGGCCGGGAGGTCATGGCCGATACCTCAGAGAAGGTGTTGGAGATCGCTCCGGCTGACCCGGACGACCCCGATGCGCCCACCATCAAGGTGGTGCGCC